TATTCGTTTAATTCGACAATCATGGAGTTTAGGCAAAGGAATATCTATATCCATACCTTGTGTTTCCAGTTGATCTTCAAATTGTTCTATAGCTTTATCAGCTTGTTCATCTTCCTTTTCATCATGCTCTAAAATTTCAACTTCAGGATTGTCGGTTAAAACTTTATATTCTTCATCGGTTAGGTTTTTATAAGTTTCATGTTCAACTTCTTGCGTTTCATCATAAAAGATTTTTAGGATTCCGTTTTTTTCTACTAGAGCATCTTTAAAAAAATTATACAAAAGGGTAAAGCCATCGTTTTCTTTATAAAAAATATGGTTGAGATAAGCGGTTGCTTGATCGGCTAATGGTTCGTCTTCAGCTCTAACTGGTTCACATTTTACTACTTTATCTGATGAAGTAAAAACTCTTAATAAATTTGGTAATAAACTTTCGATGGTATCAGCGACATCGGTACTAACGACTTGGCTTCTTCCAGCCATTTCGTTTCCTAATGGATCACCCTGATAATATTTTAAAGATTTTTCCCTTTGATCGGAAAGGAGACCGCCTAGATACCCAATCGCATTATTAATTTGTCCTTGAAGAATACTTCGTAAAGTTGGGTCTTCTAGTTTTAGAATTTTTTTTGCCATGATTAAACTACGTAGCTTGTGTCCACTTTAATTTTCTTTTTCCAGTCGCTAACTTTTCCTCCGAAAAAAGTACACCCTGTTCTAAAAGCGTCAGACGGATGGGAAGCAAAGTTATGGGTTGGTCGGTTCTTAAAGCACTGATTTCTTTCATCCCATTTTTTTTGGTAAGCCTTCAACGCTTCAGTTCCCTGATAAGTTTTATTTTTGTCGAAATAGCATTGGGGTAGAGTTTTCCGCACCATTTCAATTCCATCTTCGATTGAAAGTTTCGGAGCTATATCAAATGATATACCCAATTCCAAAGCTGTTTCCAACCTTGATTTACCATAAGCTCCCAATTCTCTTACTTTTATATCATGCGGAGCAATATGTCTATCATATTTATAAGGTTTTGTATCAAGGATGTCAGCATAAAAATCCAAGCCCTCACCAGAATTTTCATAATAGTCTATAACTCTTAATTGGCTTTGCAAACGCTGAACAAACCAAATAGCCGTAGAATCTTTAAGACCCAGATCCCACCAGGTTTCAGTCCTTAGATTTTCGTTATAAGGAACATCGGTAATCCGATTGGATTTTTCAAGCTCCTCAATGATTTTTCCATAGTAAGAGCCAGTAATCGCTGCCTGAAACGAACATTCAAACTCCTGTTCGTACAAGTCTTTCGACATGACCGCTTTCGCAGCCTTTAATTCCTTATCATCCAGCACCTTAGTTTGAGAGGCTTTGTAGGTCGCAGTCCACCAGTCGTTTTCTGTTTCTGCCTGTTTATGAAGTTTATAAAAGTAGTTTTGGCCTTTGGGCGTTCCTATAAAAATACACCAACCTTTTCGATCAGCTAAAGAAGGTCGGATAATTTCTGGAAAAAGGGCTGGGCTAATATTCTGGGTTTCATCAAAAACGCAGCCGTCTAAAAAGATCCCCCTTAACGCCTGGTCATTTTCAGCACCCAGTATGGTAATCCTAGAACCGTTGGGGAAATCACATCTGAGTTCTGATTCGTTAAATTTTATATAAGGAATATTTCTGCTGTAATTTTTAATATAGTCCCATGCTGTACTTTTGCCTTGCTTAAAAGTGGGTGCGATAAAGGCGTACCTGGGATTTGGCTGCGGATTAGTCAGGGCGGCTCTAATCAGATGATTGATACATAATACCGTTTTGCCAGACCTCCTATGTGCAACAATAACATTAAATCGGTGCTTAGGGATTTGATTGTGCAAAAATTTCTGTAATCTTCTGGGCTTGTAGGGAATAACGACTTCAGGCATTTAAAACAAAACCCCCCATTAAACTTTGTACAGGTCGTATTTCACCGTCAGTTCTTCCCCCACCTTAATATCTTGAGTTGTTATTAAATTCCATTTCTTAAAATCATATTGTAGCTGGGGTTTATCTTGATTGGCAAAGCGTAGCTTAGTTTTATAGCAATTAGGCTTTTCAGAATGATTTAAAAAACCACCAAGCGGTGTGCGAATTATTTGCGAACCTAATTGAAAATGCGACATTCCTAGATTAGTGCCTTGTTTAATAGTAATAGTGGTAAAAACCCCCAGTCCTTGAATAGAACTAGGTTTAATTGTCAAACCAAAAGGCAACGGCTTGTAATTGGCCATCATTAATGAATAGTAGTATTAAAGGGGATTTGCAAGGAGTTAAAAGGGTCTGCGTTGGGAATACCTAGTTCCTCTACAATAAAACGGCTAAAATATTTAGCTTCCTGGTGGTCTTCAAAGCCTGTGAAATGAATACTCACAGACTGGGTTTTTTCAGAAACTAGAACTGTGGCAGAAATGTGGCTTTTTTTTAAAAATTCAAACATGATTTCTTAAAGTTGGTTGTGTTTACCTCCTAATAACGTCTATTACGTACGTCAATTTCCTACGCTGGTACGGCTTTTTTTGACGTATGGGCTTTGGCTTTTTTCAACTCATTGTTATTACTAACGATAACGTTCAACTTATTACTACTTATTAAAGGTAGAAAAACCTTGATCTAAATCAGCATGGCTCTAGCTTGCCTTGTATTTTTTCTTTTATCTACTCTTATAGATTGCAAAGCAACTTTGTTTGTACAAAGGTAGCAAAAAACGAAGGAAAAGTATTAATATAACTTGTCTTTTAATATGTTTTACTTACTCATCCACTTAACTAATAAAGGCTTATTATCGTTAATGTTGCCTACTTTTAAGCTGCTTTTAGGTTGATAGGATCTAATTAAAGCACTTGCCCTGTATTTTACCATGTTATTAATCTCTTTTTCAAGGTTAGATATTGCAAGGCTAGATTTTTGATTGGGATGATTTTTTAAATCTTCTATTGTATCTTTTATTCTAAATATTGCGGTGTCCAATGCCAGACTAATTCCATCCTGAACCGCCTGATCATATTCCGCCCTGATTTTAGGTCTTTTTGATAAAGTTTTTCTTAAACATTCATAAGTTATATTTTTATCCTTTAATATGGCTTTTATACTTTGTTCGCCTTTTGCTAATTCTTCAAAAATAGAGCTTAATGTTTCAGGTGTTAATTTAATTATATTCATAGATATTTGCTATTGACAAATCCTATTGACAGGATTATTGTTAGCTATGTTTATTTATATATTAACATTTAAACAAATGAAAGGGTTATATGTTAACAAAAAAACATTTTGAGGCTATTGTGAAAATACTAGCTGATAATAAATATAAAGATCATACAAATTTATTAAATGATTTTTGTACGTTCTTTAAATCTGAAAATCAAAATTTTAGCAATGAAAGATTTTTAGATAAATACAACAAATTAACGGCTTTAATTGATGTTAAAAGAATTGACACAATGTTTGATAGACCTGAAGTAGTCTATAAAAACGCTGTTAATACATTAAAGAAAAGAGCATTTAAATAATAAAAATTAAGGGTGTTAGCAATAACACCCTTTTTTTATGGAAAGGTTAAAAATGAAAGAACTATTTTACGCACTATATTTTGCCCTGCATTTTGCAGGCGCATTTTTGGGCTTAATCATAGCCATACATTTAAGCACATTTTTGGGTTTATCAATGTTTTTCTTTTTCATCATTAAATTTTGCTTAATGATGCCAAGTATAGAAAAACAAATATAAAAAGAGGTCAAATGTTTAAAATTAATGATTTAGTCTGGATTAAACAAAGTGACGTTGATAAGTGGTGTTGGGTGCTAGGTAGAGTTAAAGGATTTACTCCAAAAATGATTAAATGCGAAAATTTGACAAGAGGAGACGCTACACAAAACGTTAAAAAGGTTGGAAATTTTAAACCAACTAATATTAAATTAATCACTAAAAAAGAAATAATAGAAAGAGGATTCAGTAAATCATATATTGACAAGAATAAGAGTTAATGCTATTGACAACAATGGAGGTAAAATAAAATGATAGATAATGAAAAACAACTTAATTTAGTTTTTTATGATACTGAGTCTCATGGTTATATCAGAGTTCATAAAGATACTTTTTTTCAATTCAATCTAAATGGTAGTGAGTTTAGTAAATGTTCATATTATTCTAAAGGTTATTTTTATTTAGAAGAAGATTGTGACGCAACTAAATTTGAAAAAATTGTTAAAGATAAAGGTTATTCTATAAACTATACCAATAAATATGTGAATTGCTTTTATTTTGATAATAATAAATTTCAACCAAATATGGAGGTAAAATAAAATGATAAAAACAATACAAGAGTTAAAGCAAGTGAATCAAAGCTATTTTACACCTGAAAATAAAAGATTTTTTAATGACATTAACTATAAAGTCTTAAAGGGTGCAAAATCAAAAACAAGGTTTTTAATTCAGCATACTTATCAATTTAGCGACATGTTTGATGGAATTAAAAAAGCCGTTTTTGTAGTTAAGCCAATAACAACAGATGGTAAAATTTTACCAACTGTTGAAACATTAAAAGAGTTAAATCAAGTTAAACAATACTTAAAGGGGGTTTAATGGCTACATTAAATATAAATGATCCTAAATACTTTGATCCATTTTTAAAAACTTTAAAACGGAATACTAATATTAATTATCATACTGAAAATTCTGTTTTAATTGTTGTTAATTTTGGCGAAGAACATCAAAAAACAGAAATAAAAGCTATCCAACAAGAGCAAGAGAAACAAGGTTATATTCCTTATTTTTGTAATATGGCAAGATATTATCTTGTTAAAAATGTTTTAAACAATATGAAAAATAAAAAATTGGCAAGAAAAATTAATGGTTGCTTATGAACTTATTTGAAAACTTTTTTAAATTTGAATGGTTAGATCTATTTTTCAAGGATCTATCCATAGGACTAGGACTTGTGGCTATCCTTGTGGTTATCTTTTGGCTATTGGATAAAATTAAATCAAAGCCAGATTTGACGCAACGATTAGCGGATCAAGAGCTATGGCAAAAGAGGTTTAAAAAATGATGAAATATTATGAGTAGAAAACAACGCTATCAATTAACAAAAGAAAGGAATGAATCAGACATGATTTGTGAAAAGATTATAGACACCAAGCCA